CTTAATATTTTATTTGATCCTAGTGAATTACAAGATATTCAGTTAAATGATAAAATCTTTATTGATGGTCATTATTACAGAATCAATAATATTACTAACTTCCCACTAACAGAAAAAGGTAGTGTTCAAGTTGAATTAATCAAAGCACCAGTTAGAAAATTCAATTTTCCTAGAAGAAGAATTTATAACATTGATGGTCCTAATAATGGGAATACTGGAACTGGATTTGATGGTGCTGGTGGTGGATTTACTGATTTAACTGTTAGTGATGATGGATTAAATATTGATGGTACAGTAACATATGTTAATGTAGATGATGGTTTACCTCCAACAGGTAGTGGTAATCAAGAGTTAGTTGGTAGAGTAGCCAGTATGGATGGTTACACATACACACCAAATGATGAAGCCAAAGCTAATTGGGATACTGCTCCTATTGTTGATAATGGAAATACTAGAGGTAATTCATCATTAGGTAATAATGATATTGCTTATGATGTTACTCAAGTTAGTGTTATTGGTAATGGTAATATTGTTAGAGATAAAGTAAAACAAACTACCATAATGGGTAGTAATAATGAGATAGAATCTTATGCCTATAATGTTACATTGTATGGTGATAACAACTTTGTCTCATCTAGTGCTAATAATATATTTGTAGCAAATGCCAATGATATTCAAATTGGTAATATAAGCAGTTCAGTTATTCTCAACCCAACAGCAGACTTAACAGCTGAGGATAGTGGTAGAGTAATTATTGGTAATGCTAAATTACAAGGACAACAGTATGAAACTTATGTTAATGTAGATGTAGCTCCAGGTGGAACATATTATTTAACAGGTTCAACTGGTACTGCTTTAGATTTCCACCATCATTTTAGATACACTGGAGCTAATGGTAATGCTCAAGTATATATTCCTAGTGCTTCATTAGCTAGTGATGATGGATTAAAAATGAGATTTACTACAGATGGTAACTTAACAGGTGCTAGAACAGTAACACTAACTCCAAGTGATGGAACAATAGATGGTAATGCTGAAAAAACATTAATAACACCATATGATGGTTTAACTGTTCAAGTTATAAACAGTAATTGGCTAGTAATTCAAGAAAAAACTAAGTAACATGAGTGATATAAATCAAAATGTAAATATTAATGTTAATGCCAATACTCAGGATGCTGGCCAAGATATTTCTAGATTAGAAAACAACATCAAAACACTTGATGGTGCTGTTAATTTAGTAGGTGGTAGTATTGAAGTACTAGCAGGTTCTCTAGCATTAACAGGTGCTGTAACAGAGGAACAAGCAGAAAGATTCCAAACTGCTGCTGTAGGTGCTATTGCATTAGCAGATGGTTCTAAAAGGGCACTTGAAGGATTTAAGATATTAGCTACAGAGACTAAACTATTATCTCAGGCACAAGCATTACTTAATAGAATATTAAATGCAAATCCTATTGGTTTAGTAGTTACAGCAGTAGCTGCTTTATCAGCTGCATTCCTTATTTTAAGAAATAGAACAAAAGCAAATAGAGAGGAAGTAAAAACTTCAAATGAACTATATGCTGAACAACTTGAGTTACTTAAGAATACTGAGAGAGCTATTAGTGGTGGAGAGGAAAGATTAAAAAATATTCAAGCAACTGCTGAAGCCTATAATAGAACATTAGAGGACCAACTTGTAATAGCCAGAGAACAAGCACAAGCAGATATTAAGTTAGCTGAAGAAAGATTAAGGATATCACAAGATGCTTCTATAGTAAATGAAGAAGATATTGAAAGAAGAAAAATACAACTTGAACAAGCTAAAGAGGTATTAAATCAGGTTATTGCTGCAGGTATTATTGCTGAAGAGAATGCTGAAAAGCAAACTAAAATAAATAATGAAGGTAAAAAATTCCAAGAAGAAAAACTTGATTTTAAGAAAAAAGAAATAGAGTTTGAGGTAGATCTTAGAGGTGAGTATACTCTCACTGCTAATACAGCAATGACACTTCAAAAACAACAAACTGAAGTTACTGAAGTAGAAGCAGCAAAAAGAAAGGCTATTGCAGATGCTGAAGAGGAATATAAACAATTAGTATTTACAGAGGGTATTGATAATATTCAAGGTGCATTAGCAGCATTATTTGGTGAAAATAAAGCCATTGCATCAGCTAATGTATTAATTGATGCAGCACAAGCAGGTGTTGGTATTATTAAGAACTCACAGACAACAGGTCCATTTGCTATTGCATATCAAGCTACTCAGTTTGCTTTATTGACAGCTACAACATTAGCTTCTTTAAGACAAATTAATTCAGCTGAACCAGGTAGTGCTGGTGGTACACCTAATATTCCAAAAGGTGGAGGTGGATTACCAACAACTGGAGGAACTCAAACATTTGGTTCAGGTGGAAGACCTCAAATTGGTAGAGGATCAAGTGGTGTGACAGCAATAAATGCAGTAGTATTAAGTGGTGAAATGACATCAGCACAAGCACAAGATGCAGCATTAAGAAACAGAAGAAGATTTGGTGGAGGATAAACAATATATTTATTAATATGAAAATAGTTAAACTAGACATAAATCCTGATATTGATTTATCAGGTGTGGATGCAGTAGCATTAGTAGAATCTCCAGCAATAGAGGAGGATTTCATGTATTTTTCAAAGGAAGAATTTGCTGAAACATATACTGATTACCCTCAAGGTGCTGTTGATGCAGCTAAAATGGGTATAAAAAGAAATAAAGAGATAAACAATAAGTGTGCCACACAAGTAGGTAAAGTAAGAGCTCAACAACTTGCTAATAGAGAGCCTATATCACTTGATACAGTAAGGAGAATGAGAGCATTCCTTATTAGACAAAAAGGCAACTATGAGTTAGCACAAGAAAGAAAAGACTACAATGCATGTGGTTATATCTCTTATCTACTATGGGGAGGACCTGAGGCCCTACCTTGGAGTGAGAAAATCCTAAGACAAGCAGAGGATATGAGTGAGTTTGATCTTGATGATGCATGTACAGCTGGTTATAAAGCACTAGGTACTAAAATTAAGAATGGTAGAACTGTCCCTAATTGTATTCCAGAAGACCAATTCAATGAACAATTTGATGGTTATGTTAAAGAGGAAATCATTAAGGCTGAGATGCAAAAAATCATTGGTATTCAGCATGAAATACTTGATTTAACAGCAGACCAAACCAAAGACACCACCCCACATGCTGAAGCATTTGCTGCATTAGATGAGCAACAAATTGTAATTGGTCCACTTATGAAACCAAATATGCTAATCCCTAGATTAGATGAAAATGGTGAACCTTATCATGTTTATTTTACAGCTGAGACTATCAAAAAGATAGCCTACAAAATGATTAAGGATAAACTAATTGATAGAGTAAACATTGAACATGATAACATGGAATCTGTAGATGCTTACTTAGTTGAAAGCTGGATTATAGATGGTGTTAATGATAAATCTAAGAACTATGGATTTAATCTACCAGTTGGAAGTTGGATGGGAATGTACAGGATTGAAGATAAGAGAATATGGGATGAATACATTAAAACAGGTTTAGTTAAAGGTTTCTCAGTAGAAGGAATGTTCAATAAATTTGCTCAACAAGCATGTAAAGTAGGTAAACCATGTGCTTGTGGATTAAGTGAATCTGGAATGTGTGATGGTTCACATAATAAATAATATGGGAAGGATAGATAGATTTTTAGGTAAATGGGCAAGTAGGAAACTATTAGTATTTGTTATTGCTACATTGTTAGCATTTACAACTAAGATAACATCAGCTGATTGGACTTACATTGCTGTAGCATATATTGGTTCACAAGCAGCAGTTGATTTAATGTCAAAATATAAAAGATAATACTATGCCTATACCTAAACCTACTCCAGCTGAGAGACAAGTAGATTTTATTACTAGATGTATTCCAGTATTGGTTGAAGAAGATAAGTTACCTAGAGAACAAGCATCTGCTGTATGTTATGCTCAGTGGATGAAGAAGTAATTTCTAGAAACTTTATTTCCTCTATCTCTCTATCTCCTATTTCCTCTATTTTCATTTCTTAGAGATATTAATAATTTCTTATTATAATGAAGGTATGTAAAATATCCTAGGAAGCCAAACTATATTTGGGATAGAGTAGAGATATCTATAACTAAGTGACAGCATGTGGCTGTCATCAATAATTATTAAATTCAAAGTATGAATTCAACTGAACTTAAAGCTCTAGTTAAAGAGTATTTTAATCTTGTTGAAGCTGATGTGACTGAAGTAGTAAATGAAGAATTTGCTGCTGAAGAAACTGTATCTGAGAATATTACAGAAGAAACTTTTGGTGAGATTGCTGACATTAATAAAGCATTTACTATCAAGTATCCAGGTTCTTCTCTTCAAATTGGTGACAAAGTAACTGTTGTCACTGCTGAAGGACAAGAAATGGATGCTCCTGATGGAACTCATGAACTAGAAGATGGTACAAAAATTGTTACCAAAGACTCTGTAGTTGAAAAGATAGAATCAGCTGATGGTGAGAAAGTGCTTGCTGCTGAAGAGGTAGAAGAAGAAGAAACTGAAATGGAGGAAATTATTGTAGAAGTAGAAGATGAAACTTCACTTGAAGATGTTGTTAAAGCTATTGCTGATGCAGTAGAAGAGCAAATGAAATCAATGGAAGAAAAAATGGCTAAAATGGAAGAAAAAATGAATTCTTTTATGGAAGCTCCTGCTGCTGAAGCAACTGTAACCTCTACAGGTAAAGATGTTAAAACTGGTTTTTCTAAGTTTGATATCAAAAGTGCTGCAAATTCTAAAGACATGGAATTAGCATTAAATTTAATTAAAAATAAAAAATAAACTAAACTATTATGGGATTAGATGTATCAGCTCTTAGTGACTTCAACAATGAAGTAGCAGGTGAGCTTTTAGTAAAATCAGTTTATGGTGGTAGTACAATGGAGTACATCACTGTAAAAGAGGGTGTGAAGCACCAAGAGCCAATCAATTTGATGGAGGTAGACTTACAATTACAATCAGGTACTTGTGTTTCAAATCCATCAGGTTCATTAACATTCACTCAAAGAAATATCACAGTTTGTCCAAGAACAAGCTTTGATGGTATATGTTTGAAGGATATGGATAAAAAATACTTAGGTATTTCAGCATTAGAGCCAGGTTCATACAATGAAACTTTTGCTCTAGCTAGTAACTATTCTGAGTTGTTAGTAAATAACTTCCAGAAGAAAAATGATCAATTTTTGTGGGCAGGTGGTCAGGCTGGTTGTCCTGCTTCTGATGGTTTAACTACTATCATTTCAGGTTCAACTACTGGTGTAGTTGTTGCTGGTGGTGCAGCTGTAACATTAGCAAATATGGATGCTATGCTTGCTGCTTTATCAAGTGATGTAGCAGACAGAGAGGACATTACCTTCTTTATGTCAGTACAAGGTTTCAGAACTTATGTTACTGCATTGAGAACTGCAAATAACTTCTACTTTGACCCAGCTTCTATTGATAATAGAGGTGGTATCTTAGAGATGGCTTACCCATTCTCTCCAGGTGTTAAAGTTGTAGGTACAGTTGGTTTGAATGGCTCTAACAGAGTTGTTTTAGGACCTGCTAAGCAAATTGTTGCTGGTACTGATTTGATGAGTGACTTTTCTGAATTCCAGTTGTGGTATGACATAAACAGTGATCAGTTAAAGCACAGAATCTCAACTAAACTAGGTGTTCAAATTGCCTACCCTGAATTCTGGGTAAGTAATGATGAAGCCTAATTAATATTAATCTAAGTAAAGGGGGGATGAAATACTCCTCCCAATACTAACTAAAACCAGATAAAATTATGTCATGTGATATAACTTCAGGATTTACACTAGGGTGTAGAGACAATACAGGTGGAATTAAAAACCTATACATTCTATCTGGTTCTATTACATCAGTTGCTGATGTCAGTGAAGGATTAATTGGTGGGATTACAGGTAGTGGTGAATTTTTCAAATTTGAATTATTCAGACAAACATCAGATTTCTCAGAAGCAATATCAGCTACTCCAGAAAATGGAACTGTATTCTATGAGCAAACTGTTAATGCTGTATTCTTCAAATTACAAAGTTCAACTAGAAACCAAGTTAAAGTACTAGCTCAAAACCCAAATTTGAAAATTGTTGTTGAAACAAACAATGGTTCAGAAGATGGTATTGGGAAGTATTGGCTATTAGGTGAAGATAATGGTATGCAACTTCTGTCAGGTACAGGAGCTACAGGAACCAGCTTTGGTGATCTTTCAGGATATACTTTAGCATTCACTGGTCAGGAACCTAGTCCAAGCTCTGAAATTTCAGGTAGCTTAACTGATGCACTTAGTGGCATCACTTTAGGATAATAGAATCAATTAAAAATGGGGTTATAGCTTAGGCTGTAACCCTATTTCTATATTTATAAAAAATATGCTACAATTTAACAAGTCCCTTGCCACCAACACAAATGCTGTGTATCTTAACACTGTAAATACAGGTTCAGGATATTATGATAGTTTGGTTATTGCTTATAGTCAGTCATATGACCAAAGTAATGGTACATTTGTAGTAACTACTACTTCAACACCTACTCAATATAATAATTGGTTAGTATTTCAGAATACAGGTAGTTTAGTTCCATCACCAAGTGGACAATATGATATAAGTGTTTATACAAATATAAATATTGCAGCAATATGGAATCAAGTAGCACAACCTTGGAATGCCTATAATGAAATATGGGATGAAGCTGGAGAAGAACAACCAGTTGATTTATTATACTCAGATAGAGCATTTATTTCAGGTAGTAATGATAGCAGCATAACTCAATATATATCCTCAAATGAGAATGGAACTTATATAACATACAATGGATAAATTAAAATTTTCACAAATTAAGAAGGAGTTCAGTCAGAGAGTATCTGTAACAGAGAAAAAGACTGATAAATATGTTAGGTTTGGTGAGTACAACTCATTCCCTAATGAATTAATTAATCTCTATAATAATAGTTCTATTCATAACACTTGTATAAATGCTGTTGTTGAAGGTATTAAAGGTGAAGGATTAGTTTCTGAACCTGATTTTGTTACTGATAAAGCAAATATAGATAATGAATCATGGAACTCAATCTATGGCAAACTAGCTACAGATTATAAATTATATGGAGGATTTGCTATTGAGGTTATCTGGAATAAAGCCAGAACAAGACCAGTACAATTCTATCATATAGATTTTAGCTATCTAAGAGCTAAAGAAAAAGACTACAGAGGTAAGATACCTGGATATTATATCTCTGATGAATGGGCAACTAACTACAGATATGGACAACAGAATATTGATGATCTACCATATTTACCTTGTTATAACCCAAATACAGCAGTGGCTGAACCTAAACAAATTTATGTTTATCAACCATATGCTCCAGGACAAAAATATTACCCATTACCTGATTATGTAGGTGCATTAAGAGTTATTGATCTTGACATGGAGGTTGATAATTTCCATCTCAATAATATTAAGAATGGTTTAGCACCTTCTCTATCAATTACTACATTTACAAATGCTAATGAGGAGGAGAGACAAGCTATTGAGAATATGTTACAAAATCAATATAGAGGAACTGACAATGCTGGTTCTCTAATGTATATTGATGTAGATTCTCCAGAGAATGCTCCTGTAATTACACCCATTCCTCAAAATGGGGCAGATGACTATTACTACAATGTAAATGAAATGGTCACACAGAAGGTATTAACAGCTCACAGAATTACTTCACCTATGATTTTAGGAATAAAAACAGAGGGCCAACTTGGTGGTAGAGCAGAAGTAGTAGATTCATACTTATTATTTGTAAACACAGTAATTAGACCATTCCAACAAGATATTTTGAGTGTAATTGAGACATTATTAGAAGCTCAATACCCAGAATTAGATGTTGTAGTAGGTGTTCAACAATTAAAATTATTTGCTGATGGTGAGGAAAAAGTAGATGTAGTTACTTCAGCTGAAGCAGAGATAGGTGATGATAGTGGATTAGAAGCTGAAATTGAAAAAGCTGATGAGGAAGCTAAAGGTGAAGATATTAACCAACCAATTACAGAATTACCCTTAGTATGACAACAACATTTATAATTTCAGAGAGTAAGTTAAGACAATTTACTGACATCAATGATGCTCTAGATACTGCCCTATTAAAAAATGCAGTAAGAGAAGCTCAAGATATTTCATTAGCAAGAATTATTGGTACTAAATTATATCAATCTATTTTATCTCAAATTGATGCTGGTCCAACATGGACTAATAGCAATTATGAGACATTAGTAAATGATTATATACAAGACTTCCTACTCTATGCAGCCTACTATGAGACACTAGAGGCAATTTATTTAAGACCTAGGAATAATGGATTACTAACTCCAACAGGAGGTGAGAATTCAATTAATGTTGATAGAACATTATTTAACCAGAAGAGACAGAGTGTTGAAAATAAAATGGAATATTATGCTGATAGATTATCTTCATATATTTCAGAAGAACAAAACTTATTTCCTGAATTAAACACTAATAATAAGTTATATGAGCAATATCCTGATTATGCTACTCAGTATAGATCACCTATTGTATTTAATTCTAGAGCTAAAAGAGGTGCTAATTACCAACAAGCTAAAGAAGCAGGATTAAGAATAACAGATAGTAAATATTCACAATACCCTTGGGGTTCAAATATAGATTAAGATGGGAAGAAATTTAGGACCATTAAATATTAAAGACAGCTATGAAGGATTAGTCCAGATTAGTGGTAGTAATAGAGACACACTTACAGATGGTAGTGGTAGTGTTATTACAAACTTAAATGTAACATCATCATTTGCATTAACTGCTTCATTTGCAGAGAATGTAGTACCTACTCCAACAGGTAGCTTTATGGTTACAGGTAGTGTTACAGATGCTACTTTAACATTTACTAAAGGTGATGCTTCAACATTCCCATTAACAGTAGATAATGTAGCTAATGCAGTTTCAGCTTCATATGCTTTAACTGCTTCATTTGCAGAGAATACAACAACACCTACATTACAAGAAGTAACAGATGAAGGTAATACTACAACAAATAGTGTTACTGTAGAGGCTTTTGTATTTAACAGAGGGACTTTTGTAGGTAGTGCTCCTCTTGGTAGTGGTCCATATACCAAGTTATTAACACAAGGTATTCAGGCAGGTGATAGTGGTGGTAACTTTATGATTGATGGTGGTACTACAACTACTTCTAAACTTATATTATCAGCAACATCAAATTCAAGCACTTTCCCTACAGCTGGTAGTACCTTAGGTAGTATTAAAATAGATGCTGCAACAAGTACTATACAAGTAACAGGTAGTTTAAGGGCTCCATCTATTACAGGTTCATTAAATGGTAATGCTGATACAGCAACAAGTGCTTCACATGCAGTATCAAGTGATACATCAATAAGTGCTTCACATGCCCTAAATGCAGATAATGCTATTTCAGCTTCACATGCTATTTTTGCTGATACTGCTGGTTTTGCTACAGATGTAAATGCATTGTATACAGCATCTGTGGTTGATGATACTATTACATTCCTAAAAGGTGGGGGTGGAACATTCCCAATAAGAATAAATAATGTAGGTAATGCTATAAGTGCTTCACATGCCCTAAATGCAGATAATGCTATTTCATCAAGTTATGCTGTAACAGCTTCTTATGTAGAAGGTGCTGGAGTAGCTTTCCCATTCACAGGTTCAGCAGAGATTACAGGTTCATTAGGATTAACAGGTAGTTTATCACAAGGAGATACAAATAGCAACTTAGGAACAAATACAGCTATTTTATCATCAGGACATTCACTAATAAGTGCTTCTGTATTAGATAGTGCTATTATATCATCTACAGGTTCATATCAAAGCACAACACAACCAGGTAGAACAGCCATTATAGCAAGTGATAATAGTTATATTAATAGCACCTCTGCTGGTAATAATGATGATATAGCCCTTATAGGGACATTAAATAGTAGATTTACAGGTGGTGGTGCCAGACAAGCTGTTATAGCAGGAACAAATGATGCTTATAATAATGGTTCCAGATTTAGTTTTATAGGTGGTGGTGAAAGACATATAATGGAAGGTTATTATGCTAATGCCATGGTAGGTGGAACTTCTAATAGAATGATAAGAGGAACCAATAGTGCTATAGCTGGTGGTGGTGGTAATAGAGTAGGTAATACTACACAAACAGATTATGGATTTGTTGGTGGTGGTTCAAATAACTTCTTAGATGGGCAGAATGGTGCTATTATTGCTGGAACAGGTAATGATAACAACCAACTTAGGGCTGTTATATTAGGTGGTGAAAGTAATACCATTAATGGAGGACAAGGTGGTATTGTTGCTGGTGGTATTAACAATGTTGTAGGACATGATAGAAGTGTTGTTTTAGGAGGTAGTGCTTTATCAACAACTAAAGCTGATGAAGTAGTAGTAGAACATTTATCAACAAATGGTGCTGTAGTTCAGGATGTAAAAGCATTAAGTATTGTAGCAAATATAGCAGAGTTAGATGCTTCATTAGGTAATATGTTTACTTTAACATTACAAAATGCCCAAAGCACAGAACTACAACTTACAAACCAATCAGCAGGACAAACATTCCAAGTTCAAGTCACACAAAATGCTACAAATGCTGGTGATATGACATTTGATAGTCAATTTGAATTTGAAGGTGGAACAGCATTTATACCATCAAGTGGATTAGGTGCTATAGATATCTTAACATTTACTTGCTTTGGTGGAGGTAATGTTCAGTGTGTAAGTGCTAAAAACTTTAGTTAATAACTAAAAAAAACATAATAATATGTTTATACC